AGTTTAGATGGAACGGTATGCTTCAGCAAAACATGAAAGAAAAAGAGATCCGCATCCACCCAACCCAAAAACCCGTCCAACTCTACAAATGGCTCCTACAAAACTACGCCAAAGAAGGGGACAAGATACTTGATACACACCTCGGCTCAGGAAGCATAGCCATCGCCTGTTGGGATCTCGGCTACGATCTAACCGGATATGAAATTGATAAAGAATATTATGACAACGCCTGTCTACGTTTAGAGAGGCACAAAGCACAAGGACAACTATTCTAGGAGAAAACATGGGAATCGAAGATAAAATGCTTAAAGAATTTGACAAACAGACAATCTCTGATATAATGTATCACGATAGATAGGAGATACATGGAACCCAATAAAACACAATCTTCCGCCAGGTGCAAAAGTTCACGCCATGCGTGTATCTTCTGTCTATCAAATCTGGCGGGAGATTTTTTATTTAGGAGGAAGTTATGGACTTTAAAAAATGTAACTGTGTAAGGCTGATTGATGATGGGGTGTCAATTCATGGGAAGGATTGGTCAGATGGTTATGAGTTGCTTGAATGTGGAGTTGTTGAGAATATCGGATTGTTTTATAACGATAAGCATAAGTCAAATAATACTCTTCATGAAATCTTTCACAGGATTGAAGAAATTGAAATATTCAAAGAATTAAAAAATGTTGAATGTAGTGAATCTTTAAAAGAAGTTCTTGTTTGTATCGAAAACGATTTGTTACATATTAAACTTATATGGGAAGATTTGAACTCCTTCTATACATATAAAGGTAAATATCAAATATCTTGGGGAGAGAGTAATCCTTTTGAAAGACAAGCCGTTTAAGGAGATTAAAAAATGATTCCAATACAACTAAAAGACGCTAAATTTGTAAAACTTATTGGAAAGGAGGCGTTTGAATACGGTTGGCCACAAAATCAAAAGAGTCAATATGATTATGAAACGGCCTGTAGATTTTTAGAACAAAAGTTTAATTATGGTGTTATAACGGGACCTCAATCTGGATTTGGTGCAATAGACGCGGATCATCCTGACTATATCCAAACGATACAAGATTATCTCCCGCCGACATTTTCCGTTGAGTCTACGGTTGACCTTAAAAGACATTTTTATTATAAGATAAATAACTATCCTGAAGGTAAGCAAAAAATATGTTTAAAAGATCCTGATGGAAAAAGACCTGAGGCTGGAGATATACGGTTCGGTAATTTTTACCTTGTCGGACCCGGGTCAATACACCCAGACACTAAACAAACGTACAGAGTAAAAACCGATCTTCCAATAGCAGAGATAGAGTTTTCTTTAATTAAAGAAGTTTTGTCCGAATTCTTCCAAAAACCTACGCATACCGAAAATGGAAAATTCCATTTAGCTGAAAAAACAAAACAAGGAGATCGCGACAAAACCCTGTTTAGATTTGCATGTTCTCTTAGGTCAAGAAACGATATGTCTTTCGATCAGGTTTTGGCTGCTATTAAATCATATAATAAAGATTCTTGCGAGCCGCCGCTAGATGATGTTGTTGTTGTCCAAAAGGTAAATCAGGCTTTTTCGTATGTAGAAGAACCTAAAATAGCACCTGCAGGATTAGGATTTATTCATGTAAGCGAACTTGAACTTAAAATTCCTAAATGGCTTATAAAAAACCATATTGAAGAAGATACGCTTACAATGATGTTCGGACAACCCGGGGCTGGAAAGTCCTTTTTGGGAATAGGAATTGCCTGTAATGTTGCAACTGGTACGCCGTTTTTTGGTTGGCACGTTAATCAGGGGGGGGCTTTTTATATAGGGAGTGAAGGAAAGAACAGTATTAAAAGACGAATTACAGCTTGGGAAATTGCTAATAATCTAAAAATCACGCCAGAATATCCGTTTTTTGCATCTTCTCGATCTGCTCAGCTAACAAATGCGACTAATGCAACTGAGGTTGCGGATGAAATAGAAAGTATAATTCAAAGCACCGGCGTAAGCCCAAAGATAGTTATTATTGATACGCTTGCTAGAAATTTTGGGAATGGGAACGAAAATGATACATCAGACATGAATGCGTTTATAAGAGGTCTTGATATTATACGGGAAAGGTTTGATTGTGCTGTTTTAACCATCCATCATACAGGACACGCAGATAAAAGCCGTGGAAGGGGAGGTTCTTCTTTAAGGGCGGCACTTGATTTTGAATATATGATCAGTAAAAATGTAGACACAGGTGTAGTGCTAATGCAATCTACAAAGATAAAGGATTTTGAGGTCCCAAATCCAATGTCTTTTTTAATTAAACAAATTGATCTTGATATGGCAGACGAAAATGGTGATCCTATAACTTCCGCTGTTTTAGATCAAATAGATTACAATTCTTCGGCGGGTTTAATACCAAAAGGAGCAAAGCAACAGGAGATCCTTTCTGTTTTGCGTTTAGAATATGCCAGACGTAAGTCAAATTTAGGAAATATGGATTACGAAACAGACACTATTTTTGTTACTGAGTATGAATGGAGAGCAGCATATTTGAAAATAAGCACTGGAAAAAATGAAACAGAAGGTAAGAACTTTAATCGTGCAGTTGCTTCTTTTTTAAAAAGTGGTGTTATTCGTTTTGATGGTGAAGGAATAAACAAGAGAGTTTTATTGTGCGAATAGACATATGGACAACTGCACCCGGACGGACACTGTATACTACGTATACAGTTGTCCTGTCCTGTCCGGCACTTTGTCCAAGTGTCATACTTGGGTGTCCGTATTTGTCCGATGTGTCCGGTTGTGTTTGTCCGGTTGAAAAAAAGGCGTTTGTCCGGTAGTTAACATAATTATGGCACCACCCTAATATATCTATATATTCTTATATATTATTATATAGAAAGAAGAATATGAAAAATTGGATAGGATTCACCAACCCAAAAGACGTATTTGAAAATAAGGAAGAATTTGAGCAATTCCAATGGCTTTGCCGGGAATTTAATGTGCAGTGGATCAGGCTGGAAACTTAACAAGGAGACCAACATGGCAAGAAACAAAGACTACAAATACGCAGCACCAATCGTGACAACGATTCTCAACCGCTACCCATCCGATAGGCGGATGAGGGATCTTGAGATTAAAAGGGACGCGGCGCGGTTTAGGGAGATAACGGGAGGTATGTACAAAGAGGGGGTCAAAAATGAAATATAAAAAATACCAATGCAAAGAATGCGGGAAGAAGAAAACGTCATATAACAAAGGAAGGTACTGTTTCGCTTGTAACAGAAAATGTGTTGTAAGGGATGAAATTCTGGTCAAAAATGCTAAGCAACGGATTGAATCGGCACGGAAGGAATTGAAGGTTCTCAGAGATCCCGATAAAATATTAATGGCGATTAAGAAGAATGAACGGCTTATTGAGCTTCAACGTAAAATTATTAGTGAGATTAGAAATTATGTAACGAACCCTGTTGGGGAAGAGGAGGAGGATGGGTATGAATAATAAAAACCACACAATGCCTTGCGGTAAAAGGAGTTTTATGATAAGGTAATATTAAGTTAAATAAACAACCATACAAAAGAGTGTTTTCAATCGGGTAATAAATAATTAAAAATAAAAACGGATCCGATCTTATGAGGACACTCTTTTTTATTTAAGGAATGGGAATAATGCCAGCCGGTAGACCAACAGATTATAATAAAAAAATAGCAGTGACAATTTGCGATAGGATTGTTGAGGGAGAGAGTTTAAGGTCTATAACTCGTGATGATGCAATGCCTTCTATAAAAACAGTTTATTCTTGGATTAGAATATATCCTGAATTTCTAAAGCAGTACGGATTAGCTAAAGATGATCAGATGGATACATTAGCAGATGAGATGCTTGATATTTGTGATGATAGTACAAATGATTATATGGACAGAAAGAATAAAGATGGTTCTGAAAATGAAGTTATTAATAGTGAGAATATTCAAAGATCAAGATTAAGAGTTGACACTCGCAAATGGATAGCTGAAAGAATGAAGCCAAAGAAGTATGGAGCGAAGCAAGACATTAATTTAGGTGGTCAATCAGATAACCCTATACAGATTGTGAACTTCGCAGATGTTAGTTCCGATTAAAAGATTTTTAGATGGCATACATAAATGGCAGTTAGAGATATTAAAAGACTTTGACGCTAAAAAGATACGGTTCTTTCTCATAAATTGGCATAGAAGAGCAAGAAAGACAACTCTTGCGGTAAACATACTCATTAAGGAATGTTGCAAGAATCCTAATTCTAGGTACGGTTACATCACATCAACATACAAAGCAGCAAAGAATATTGTTTGGACTGATCCTAATATGCTCAAAAGCTATTTACCTATGGATGCAGTTGAGAAGATAAACGAGTCAGAACTTTACGTTAAGTTTACAAATGGTTCAATCTTTTCTTTACATGGAGCAGATAAGCCTGATAATATTCGAGGAGTAGATTTCTCTGGTGTTGTTTTAGATGAGTTTCCTCTTATTAAAGCAATGGTTTGGGATGAGATCATACAGCCTATTATCAGACAGAGTAAAGATAGATGGGCTATTTTCATATTCACACCAAAAGGAAAGAACCATGCATATGCTCAATGGGTTAAGGCAAAAGACAATCCTGAATGGAAACGATACGAACTGAAAGCAAGCCAAAGCAATATTTTCCCAGAAGAAGAACTTGAGAAAGCCAAAGCTGAAACACCTCAAGTCTTATACCTACAAGAATATGAATGTGAGTTTAGTGATGATGCTTCAAGTGTGTTTAAGGGCATTACAAACTGTGTGTGTGGCAATAAAGAGGACTATATCGCTGGCAGAAGTTATGTGACAGGAGTTGACTTAGCAAGAACGATTGACTGGACAGTAATCATAACAATGTGTAGAGAAACAAAGCAGGTAGTTAGCTTCCAAAGGTTTAATCAAGTTGACTGGAACTTACAGAAAGAACGTATCATATTAGAATGTACAAAATACCATAGTCAGTTGTGCATAGACGCAACAGGGTTAGGTGATCCAATAGCAGAAGATTTAAAACGGGCAGGGGTAAACATACCAGAAAGTGGAGCGTTTAAGATTTCGGGAGCAAGTAAGAAGCCATTAATTGAAAGACTGATAGTAGCTATTGAACAAAGACTTATTACTTTCCCATTAATACAGGAACTTATTGATGAATTAGGATCATATACTTATGAACTCACGTCTCAAAGGAATATTAGATACACAGCACCAGAGGGTTTACACGATGATTGTGTTATCGCCCTTGCTTTATGTGTTTATGGACTTAGGAACTTCTTATATAGCGATAATTCGGCTCGAAAGAGACCACGACAAACATTAATTACAGGGAACGCTTACTAATGAAAAAATTAGACGATGAATATTTAGTTAATTATGTAATCTCCGCAAAGACAAGAGCAAAAACCTTTAGAGATAGCTTTATGCCAGATATTGATGAGTGTGTTGAACAGTATAATTGTACTCATCCAGACGTTTGGAAGAAGAAAGAAGAGTGGCAAAGTAAAATCTTTATCCCAATGGCATATAAAAACGTAGAGGTTGGAGCTTCTATGTTGATTAAGATGCTATTAAGTCAGAAAGACTTTTATGATATAACCGGAGTATCAGAAGATGAAGAGGATTTAAGGGACGCGCTTAAACAGTTTATTGTTCATGTACTACAAAAAGGTAACTTCTATAATGTTGGAGCGTTAGCTGTTAAAGAGGCTTGTGTTACTTCAACTTGTTTCATTAAGACGTTAGATGTATCAAAAGGTAAAGGCGACTTTACACTAAACTTTATACCTCGAACCTTCCATGATGTGTTAGTTGACCCTTCAGTAGCTTTCTATTGGATAAACTCACGTTTTGTTATTGATGAATACGAAAAGGATATTGCAGATATTCTTGAGAGTGATCTATATACATACGGTAAACCACACTTTGAAGAGTTAAAGAAGGGTGGTGCTAATGAGAATACAAACCTAGGTGAAGAGCGTAGAAAAATACTTGATGGTATTAACAATACTGGAAGCGATAAGACCTATAAGCCTGTATCAATAGCAGAGTTTCATGGAAAGGTTAAAGATCCTGATACTCAAAAAGACGTTGAGATGCTTCTTACAGTAGCAAACGATAAGTATTTGATTCAAAAAGAAATTGTTAAAGAAGATGAGCGTCCTTATGACGTTATCCGAGTCAACCCTAACGCTAAACAGTTTTACGGTGTCGGACTTATTAAGAATACAAGAGCTGTATCTGAAACAGCTAATAGTGTAATTAATCTATGGATGGATAACTGGAAGCTGGCAGTTATGCAGATGGTTGCAGTTGATAAAAATGCAGACGTTGACTGGGATACAGTTGAGGTTAAGCCCGCGGCAATTTGGCATTGTGATCCTAAAGCGATTAAGCCCATTGATATGGGTATGACAGTAGATGGAATGGCTGTATTGAGTACGCTAGACCAAATCCTACAAGAGACCTACGGTATTTCAAGGACAGCTCAAGGACAGCAAACAGCAGGGGCAGATGAGACACTTGGAGAGGTACAGATCAAGTTAAGCCGTAGTGATAATAGATTCTTACAGATGGCAAAGTTTATTGAGGCCGAATGGTTAGGCAGATCAATCACTAAAATCATTAAGTATACAATAGATAAATGCCCACAGAGTTATGTTGATAAGATTATGGGATTTAAAGAAGTCGAAAGGAATATGCCAGTTGTTGATGCTTTAAGAAATGTAATTGGTATGGAAAAGAAGATGGTTCGTGTTCGTAAACTAGATATTGAGTATTTAAGAAAGAATCGTGATATAGCTCTAGATTTCAGACCAATAGGTATCAGTCGGTTTATGAACCAATCAGAAGAACAAACTAGATATAATGAGTTGTTAAAAGGAGTATTAACTAACGAAATGTTAATGGCTTTATTTGATGTTAAGAAGGTTGTTAAAAGAGCAATGCAGAGCAATGGCTTTGAAAATATTGAGGACTTAATGAAGTCTAATGATGAGATTGATCAGTCAGTCAATCAGTCAATGGGAAAAACAGGACAAATCCCGGACTTCCCACAGTCGCCAACAGAACAGCAAGTGGTAACGCCAGAACTTAAGATTGGGGATAGATAATGAAAGAAAAGAAAGTAAATAACACCAAAAAAGTAAAGCCCAATAAACCATTTTTAACGGATAAGACTCATGGTAAGTGATTTAGATAAAAAACAATATAATCAAGCGGTAGAAGTAAAAGAAATGCTTTCGTCTAACGGATGGAAAATAGTTTCATCTGTATTAGATGATATGGAAAAGGCAAACATAAACTCAGCTATTGATAACGGAGAAGTCGAGGCAAGAATGATGGTTAAAGCTATCAGGAAATTGCGTCAAGCTATCCAGTCGATACTTGGTTTAGGTTCAATGTCTTATAAACAAATGAAAAAGGAGTAACCAGATGAGTGAGCAAGAAGAAAACACTCAAGGGCAAGAGGAAACCAAAGAGGTTGACCCTAATGCTATTGAGACTCTTACAAAAAAGCTCGACGAGATTGAAAGTCGCATGAAAGAAAAAGATAGCGAAATTGTAAGAACCCAACAGGAAAATGCAACATTGAATAAAATCTTAGCTGATCGTAACCAAAAACCTAAAGTCAAAGCTCCAGTAGTACATGAGATTGACAAGGAGATTGATAGGTTAGAAAAGTTACATAAAGCGGGTGAGATTGATTCAGAGGAGTTAGCATCAAAATCGTTAAGTTTGATTAAGAGGTCAAGAGAGTTAGGGGTTAGTGACGCTGTAAGCCAAGTTGAGCAGAGATACGCTCAGATGAAAGAAGTAGAAACGGCTTATACTGGCATCTTTAAAGACCCTGAGTTAAAAGACTTTGAAACTGATATGTCAGATTTAGCAAGTGGGTATTTACAAGGTGGGATTGCACAAGGCATGACACCACAACAAGCGACAGAGTTTGCTAAGAGTCAATTAAAGATTAAAGTAGACGCTTTCAAATCTCGTTTTACGCCAAAAGAGAAAGAAGTAAAGAAGGAAGAGGAAGAATCTCAAGAGGCGCAGTCTGGTTTTAAGGGTGAGGGCGAAGGTTCTCAAAAAACTAAAACAAAAGAAAAGCCCATAACGCCAGAGGAAAGTTTAGACAAGTTTGTATCATTAAGAGGCGGGTCAAGACAATAACTCTTGCTAGGGCAAGGAGATAAAGATGGCAGGTCAATTATGGAGTACATCAGCAGACGGGGGTTACTTAGCTAATCCGGAGTTATCGGATAAGATGCGGTTTGCGTCTTATGAGTTAGCAAGGTTTCGCCAGTTTTGTGATGTAAAAGTAGATGGAATGAAAGGTAAAGCCGATACAATGAATTTTGATAAAATTCTTAAATTGGCTACAGGTGGCGGAACTTTAGTTGAAACAACGACTGTTCCTTCTGATAAGTTTACAATCAGTAAAGGTACTTTGACTATCACTGAATATGGTAACAAGATTCCTTATACAGGAAAACTTGAAGCATTATCCATGTTTGATATTAAAAGTCCTGTTCAGCAACGTCTTAGGGATGATATTAAGGACGTTTTGGACGCAGCCGCAGGAGCGCAGTTTACTTCGGCTGAGTATAAAGCAGTTTTGACGGCTACTGATGCAGTAACTTTCACGACTAATGGTACAGCGACAGCAACGGCAGCTTCAAACCTTCATACAGTTAATGTTCGTAAGATTGTTAGTTATATGAAGAAGAAGAGTATCCCTCAGCTTGCAAAGGGTGGATATGCTTGTATTGGTGCTATTGATGCGATTGGTGCATTATATACAGCGTTTCAAGCGTTGATTCAGTATACAAAGCCTGAATTAATCTTTAACGGAGAAGTTGGTCGTTATTATGATTGTTCTTTTATTGAGGAAAACAACGTATTAGATGATGAAATAGGTGCTGGAACAGCTTATGCGTCAGCAGTTTTTCTTGGTGGAGATGCTGTCATGGAAGGAATCGCAGTAGCGGAAGAGTTGCGGTCAGATGTTCCGACAGACTTAGGTCGTTCTAAGGCAATCGGTTGGTATTACTTAGGTGGGTTTCAGAAGATTTGGTCTAATGCTTCTGATACTCAGGAAAATATTGTTCATGTAACAAGTGCGTAATTAATCGGGGAGGGTAAAACCTCCCCATTTTAAGGAGTGTATTATGATAGGTGGATATGATGATCCAAAATACAGAATTAACTCTACGCTAAGTTTTCCAGCCACAGGCTCACTTGCAGGAACAGCGTCAGCAGTAGCTGATCTTACAAGAAAGAAAAGAGCAACGCCAACTAGGATAGTTGATGCAGTAGGTGTTTATATTGCCGGTGGAACTGATGCGGATATTCTAGCTGTAACGATAAATACATCGTTAGCTGGTACTGGTGATCTTGTTCCTATTGGAACAATGATTATTGGTACTCAAGCGACGTTAGACACAGTTGATATAGCAGTAACTGAAACGACTCTTTTAGTCGGTGACGATATTGTTTTATCAAGAGCAATAGGAACTTCTGCGATTATTGCAAATGTTCAGATTGATTTAACTGTAAGAGAAGATTTTTCAGCGTAGTAAAATTATAAAAGGGGTAAGTGTGAAACATAAATCAGTTTTAGTCTCAAGGTATAGTGCTTATGGAGATGCTATTTGTATTTCACATTTACCTCATTTACTTAAGGATCAAGGCTTTGATGTTATTGATTTTGAAGTAAACTTTAAAGCGTTACAAGTATTATCAAACAATCCATATATAAATTCTTTTAAACATTACAATCCAAAAAAAGGGCTTTTAGTAAATGGAATAACAGATCATTGGAAAGAGGTTTCGAAAGGGTATGATAAATTTATTAACTTGTGTATGTCTTTAGAGCATGGTTGTATAGCGTTAGAAGATGATAAATTATACAATGAGTCAGATGAAAAAAGACGTGAAGTATTAGGAGAAATAAATTTTTATGATCAATCAACTGCATGGGCTGGTTATCCTGAATTATGCGGAGAATATTCCCCTGAATTGTATTTTACTAAACAAGAAGAACATCTAACTAAACAATACATGAAACAGTTTAAAGGTAAGTTTACTGTTCTTATAAATTTAGCAGGAACAAGCAGACATAAGCAATTTATACAAGCTAAAGAGGTATGCGGACAAATTTTATCAAAGTATGAAAATGCAGAGATAATTCTAACAGGAGATAACAAGGAATTGGTATTTACTGGCGATAGAATTACGAGCATAGTTGGCAAAAAACCATTTATGCAGGCAGTTTTAATTAGTAAATATGTAGATTGTGTCATATCAATGGAAAGTGGGCTAGGGATAGGGTCAAATGTATGGGGAACACCAACGATATTTCTTTTAACATCTTCAAGTCCTATGAATGTCACTAAGTACGCAGTAAACGATTTATGTTTACAATCTCCGGCTGAATGTTCTCCTTGTCATAAGGGGCCCCATGAATATAGAGGGTGTAAATTGATAGATGGAAATCCTTGTTGCATATATTTTAATATAAATGAAATAATGGATAGGGTAGAAATTGCGAATAGACGTAGCAAATAATTCAGGAACAACAACGGGGATTTTATCTCGATGTAAAGTATGCGGAAAGTATTTTACTTGGGAGTGTCCTAGCAGAAATGTTTATTATGACATTAAAAAAGGAAAGAAGAAAGCTAAGGTTGAGCCGGAACATTGTGGAAGCACAGTATGCAGAGACTTTTGGCGATATCATTTAGAGCATCAATTTAAAATGGCGACAGATTTTGAATATGCAGTTGAAAAAGATGAGAATATGGCGATTAAACTCCATAAACACCAATACTTAAAAAAGATAGGATTCTTTAAATGAAATGTATGACTTGTGGTTCTGAAATGGCATTTATGACATCAGATTTATATTGTTGTAATGAATGTATGTTAATTTCAAGCAGTTTAAAGCCTGATAGCATGATTTACCTTCAAGACTATATGTCAAAATACAAACATTATGAGAATACAGATATAGGCAAGAATATTTTAAAAGTACGCATGGATATGGTGTTAGGTAATGTTGATAAGAAAGACAGAAAAAAAATCTTAGACTTTGGATGCGCTACAGGAGTATTTATTGATGAATGTAGACAGTATTTCGATAAATGTATAGGATTTGATATTAACCCTTATTCTAAGAGGTTCAATTATATTGAGAATCTTTTTGATGATTTTAGTGTTTGCACTTTTTGGGATAGCCTGGAGCATATCAAAAATCCTAAAAAAATATTGGTGGGATTAGACCCTAAATATGTTTTTATTTGTACGCCAAGTACGGATGATATTGATTTAAAAGACATTTTAAGTTGGCGGCATTATAGACCTCACGAGCATATTCATTTATTTAGTGAATATAGTATTACAAAATTTCTTAATAAATGTGGATATGAAGTTAAAGATGTAAATTATGATGAAAGCGCAATTAGACGTGGCGGAAGGGATAAAAACCTTATAACAGTGTGTGGGATTAAAAAATGAAATATCACTTTGTAAGATGGGGAGCTTATGGCGACGTTATTATTTTAACGCCTGTTATTAAGTATCTTAAGGATAAAGGTCACGAGATCGTTATGTCCGTCACAGAGCGCGGAGAGGAGATACTGAGGCACAATCCTAACGTAGATAGGATAATCGTTACGCCTGACAAGACAGTTTCAGACACAGAAATTCAAGGAGTTTGGGATAAAGAAAAAAAAGAAGTCGGAGCAGATGTTTATGTGAATTTTAGTGAAAGTAATGAGGTGTCATTGCTAAAGTTTGCCGGTGATCCTGATTATAAGTTACCTAAATGGGAAAGGGTTAAACAGGGTAGCGTTAATGTATATGAAAAGTCTTTTAGACTTGCAGGAATAGATCCCGATATACTAACAGATGAAGAATTGAATCCGAAGTTGTACTTTTCTAAAAAAGAGATTAATAAGGTAGAAAGTTTTTTTGATTTATACAGTGGCTTATCTTGGAATATCGAACCTAAAAAGAAAATGATAATTTTATGGTGTTTAAGTGGTTCAGGTATACAAAAGGCTTATCCTTTCACAATGTCAGTTATGCGGGAATTAATTCATAGATATGACAATCTTTATTTTTTAACAGTTGGCGATGTGGCTTGTAAATTACTTGAAATTGACAGTGAATTTGACGAAGCTGATAAAGTTATAATGCAATCTGGTGAATGGGGATTTAGAGAAACGATGCTAGCTACTAAATATGCCGATATGGTTGTTGGGCCAGATACAGGTATTTTACACGCAGCGGGTGCTTATGATACACCAAAAATAGGGCTTGAATCGTTTGTTAATATAGAACACACAACAAAGCATTATGAAAATAATTATTCAATGGAAGCCGAAGGGGTTACTTGCGCTCCGTGTTTTAAGATGATTCCAATGATAAATCATTGTCCTTTAGATTTTACCGGTGCGCCAATGTGTATTAGCGCGGGATTTCCACCTCAAAGAATTATTAATCAAATAGATATGGTAATTGATAAGCATTATGGAGGTTTTAAATGCAATATGCGAAAACAGTAAGTTTTATTGATACAGGATTGGCGGCAGTTGGATATACTTTGTATGACATTGATGGTTCAGAATATCAAGCTAGAACGACAACAAATGTTACAGAACTTGGAAGTACAGGTGTTTATTTTGTCAAGTTAAGCATACCTGATGAGTTTAATGGTGTACTTGTATGGGATGACGGTCAATCAGACCCGATATATTCTTCTGAGGATTTAGCTGGGCATCAAAATACAAAGCTCGGGCAAATTACGGACGGAATAGATGTTATGCTTCAATCAATCGCAATGCATAGGGTAGCAGTTGAGCCGATTATTGATAAGTTAAGTATTGGAGATATTAAAGATTCGTTTAAGACAGAAGTCAATGGAGTGAAAGAAGCGATAAAAAGTCTTAAAGAATCTGCCAAACAGACTACAAAAGAAATAAACAAAGGCGTTACAGAGCAAATGAGAGCCTTAAATTCTACTGAATCTCAGAAAATGGCAAGTGCGGTAAAGAAAATCGAGCAGCTTTATTTTAATTATCAATCTGTTATTAAAGATGTAAAAGAATTATCTGAAATGCGAGGAACAGGACTTAAGAAAGACATCAAGACTTTAGGAGATAAAGTTGACGGTGTATCAGGAAGCGTTAAGAGAGTTATTGATTCAGAGTTGGCTGGTGCAGTAAGTGAGTATATTCAAAAATCTCAAACTGTTATTTCTGGAAATTTATCAAAGGATTTAGATAGAGGAATTAAAGATGTAGGGAATAAGGTTTCTAATAAATCAGACATAGACCAAGAGCGAGTGAGGAAAGTTGTTGAAGATTCAATGGTAAAGATGGAAAAACAAATGATGCAGTATTTAACGCAGATGTTGACTTTAGTTAATGCTGGAATAAATAAACCGGGAGTTAATAAATTATCATTCTTACGGAGTAAACAATGAACTGTCCATTTTGTGGTAGAAATAACCAAAACTTGATGAGAATTGACTTCATAGACAAAATTGATTGGTTGAGATGTCCGTGTGGATGCGTTTATCAAATCGAACCTAAAGAATGTGATGTATTTGGTAAAGATTATTTAGAAGTTTATAAAAAACATAAATTTTATGACGGAGCGTCTCAATATCCAACAAAGGTTTATTTCCCTATCATTGAAGAAGCTACTTATGGAAGAAAGATGCTAGAAATTGACAGTATTGATTCAGAGGTAACAAAAGAGGCACAGCGTAGAGGATGGGTGTGTTATTCAACGGGCGATCAAGAGACAAAGGATTGTATCTCAGCACGAGGTGAAAAAGATTTGACATTTTTTAAAGATACAGCGTTTCCAGAAGGTGCAGGGTTTGATTTAATTTATTCTTATCATAATATAGAGAAGTCTGACAACCAGGCAAAATTTATTGCTAAATGTTTTAAGTTGTTAAATGGCGGCGGTTGTTTATTTATCGCGACACCTGATATGGACTTTATAGATTATAGTGGAGTTTTAGAGTTTGGACATTTCTATAAAGAAAATAAATTAATGATGAATATGAGGAGATTGATTAAAGAATTAAAAAGGTTTGGGTTTGATGTAATTGTTAGGAAACAAAATACATCACCAAGATTTTTAAAGAATAACGATATGCACATAATCGCACAAAAGGGGTAAGGCATGGCGGTTGAAAATTTAAATCTATTAAACATTGTAAATGCAGTATTGATTGGATTAAGAGATGGTGAGGTTACCTCGTTAACTAACACACGAACAAAACAAGTGTTACAAGCGATTAAAGAGATTTATTTGGAAGTGTGTTCGATGTCAAGCGGTAGGCTTAAATTTCTTGAAGCAGACGGAACGATAACGCTTATTGAGTCTACTAGATCTTATGATTTAGAAGATGATTGTGGCGATCCGAGTCTTAACAGTTGGGTGTTAGATAACGATAAAGAATTGTTTTATTTAGCTTACGACAAGTTTAAAGAGGATTATATTGACATTACAGAAGAAGGAACGCCTTATAATTTTACTCTTATGAATGGTGTAGCATTAATTGGGTACGTTCCTAATTCAAACTATGCTGGAAAGATAATCACTTACAAATATTGGAAACAGCCAGATGATTTGTCTTTAACGACGGATTATCCACTTATTCCAAAAGAATTTAGGCGTAGAATTTTAGTCGCTGGAGCAAAGGCATTAATTAAAAAAGATGATGGAAACCCTAATTGGAAAGTAGATTGGGATATTCATGCAGAAGGTGTAAACGATTTAAAGAAGCGATATGGTTCAACAGTTCCTTTATCCCTTAAAGTGAGAGCTTATTAATGGCAAATAATATATTTACAAAATTCAAAGGTATCAATAGGTTGGCTGATATAGCCAATATGCCGAATGATTATCTTTATGATGTATACAATGGTTATTTATCTAAAGAGAACGCAATAAAAAAGCGGTTTGGATATGAAAAAAAGTATTCGACTGTGTTTGATAGCGGAGCATCTATTATAAATTTCTTTGAGGCTTTATGGGATGATGGTTCAAAGACTGTTTATATCGCATCAGGAACAAAGGTTGCTATTTATGACTCCGGTACTCCTGA